GTATGTTAAAATAAAACCACTGTGCGCCACCGAGAGTATATACCTGTCTTAGTGAACCGTATCGTCATTCTTTCCTGGAAAGATCACCACATTAGCAGGCTTGTCACTCGTTTCTTTAGGTTTTAAAACACGATCAATTGCTTGTTCAATTTGCTTAAGACCTTCTTCTTTTCTTTTCAGATGCTCTTCTTCACGCCGCTTATTTGCCATGTTTGTTTCTGTGACAGCTACTCGATATTGATCTATCAGATACTGTGTGGGTTTTCCAGTAGCAATGATATGATCTGCATTGATGATAATTAAATCTTTAGGACCTTCATTAAAATGAATCCATGGTACGAACATGTAAACTCGTTCACCATCTTCTATTTCATAATTAACTATAGATAAAGCATTGCGAGCAATTATTTGATTGTCGTTTTGATCTGGCCATTCCAAAACTTCACAGACAACCTCACTACCATTCGTCATCTTTAATTGTACCACATCATACATCATATGTTAACCTTAGTAATCCTATAGTTGAACTTTTCTTTTGCATATATTTTTATGCGTTCACCACTATGTAGTAGTGTAAAATTCTTCTTAGATTTGTAATGCAGATCATCCGCTATATCAAATAATTGAGTTGTTGAACCATCATCTGACTTTCTCAGTCCACGTCCGATCGACTGCAACACTCGAATCTGACTTTTCGACGGACTTGCGAATATGATGTTGTGAATGTTACGTATATTGATTCCAGTCGAGAAAGTGCCCAGAGAAGCAAGGATAATACTATTAGATTGTTTCTCGACGATTGCACGGACGGCTTCTCGATCACTTGTTTTGGTTTCTCCACTGACATAATATAACCTCTGTTTCTCGTTGAGTTTTGCTTCAATCAGATCCCGAAGCACCTTACCGTGACGATCCACCAAGTTGAACAAAACAAGTGTATTTCCCTCTTGACTTGTTGCAAGATTTGCGATAAACTTGTTTCGTTTTTCGTATGTAACAATGAAATCGATTTCGTCATGATAACTCCGGCCATCAGTCAATTTACAGTATTGATCATCATACTGTAGTAATATAATATCTATATTAAGTTGTGCAAGTGTATTCTTTTGTTGCAGTTCGTGTGTGGTGGTAACCTGTCTTTTCGGACCAAACAGACCTTCAAGAACAAGTTCATTGACTTGTGTGCCATCAAGAGTACCAGTCGTACCCCATCGAAACTCCGCATTCTTTGCTTTGTTCATGATGGACGATAAAGACTTCGCTTTGAATCCATGAACTTCGTCGCCAAAGATTGCACCAAACTCTGCAAACCAAGTAGGATGTAATCGATACACGGACTGCCAAGTTGTAATAATGACTCGTTTGTCTGTCTCTTTATCTTTACCAGAATATATTTTGTGGCAGTTGCTTTCAGCATCATACCCATACTCGTTAAAATCAGAGTAGAGTTGTTCCACCAAAGATGTTGTGGGTACGACAATCAGTGCTTTTCCGTCACGATTCTCTAGATACCATCGCAACATCAGATAGATAATAAATGATTTACCCGAACCAGTAGGAGAGATCAGAATGCATCGTTTGTTTTCAATACCATATGTTATCGCATCATACTGGTAATCACGAGGCTTGAAAGGAAGACCTAGAGTGTCGAACCACTCCATGGTCTTCATGTGATTGACCTTCTCTTTGTCATAGGGAAAACCGTAAGGGCCTTCTTCTATCTTGATACCATATCCACGATCCATTGCGAATCGTTTGATAGACCAGTAAAGACCCGCATTGATTTCACCTGTGTTGCGATCAAGCATACGAATCTTACCATCCCAAAGACGCTTCTTCACAGCGGGCATGAACTTTGCCCCAGGAACCTCAAATGTGAAATACTCGCTCAATTCTGTGACGATGTGCGGTGCACACTCAGTCAACTGAAGCATGGCGTAGTCTTTCATTTTGAGTTTAATTATTTCCACTAGAATCCTGCTTCAAACTTTTTCCACTCGATCATATTACGAATCGTTTGATGCCGCCATTTGATCGTATCTAATATTTCTTTCAATGTATCTATCGTTTCTTTAACATACGATATTTTGGCTTCAGACACTTGTATCTCAGGATCACTATTGTAATAATAGTCCATCTCACCTTTCAGTATCTTTAGACCATCGAAAGGATCTGGTTTCCAACCTTTAGCAATAATATCTTCTTGAGACATCTTTCCGTTATAATAAAGCCATTTGTCTTTGAGTAACGCTTGCTGTTTAAACTCTAGATCTTTCAGACGCAGTTTAGCATTAGAGTATAACTCTAGATACTTAGCGTGTAGTTCAGGTGTCTTGTGTGACGAGACATCCAGTTTGTTGAATTCGATCTTTGAGTCTTCTTTCCAGTCATTCAAAATTTGTTCAAGAGTCATAATAATCCTATAGTATAGTTACACGTTAGTGTATTATATCACAAAAACTCAAATATATCAAACCTAAACGTCATGGGACACGTAACAAACGTTTCGTCTGTCGAAGAGTTGAACTGTATATCACCTAGTGATATTGGAAAGGCATTACGATATACAAACTCACGATTCGGATTGTTTGAACTTGTCAGAATCTGCACACGAATGTCGTTGTAGTCACCTAGAGTTGCATCACTTGAGCGATATAAAATACCACGATTCAATTGATGCTTTGTTTCAAGCATGTTTTCCATCCAATTGTATACTTCACCATACACGTTCATGTTTTCATCTAATATAACGTCCATCGTCACAGCACCAAACTCGACAGCATCACCGACAAAAGGAACGGACGCTATGCGTTTGTAACCTAAATCTGTGGCATTGATCTCCATGCTCGGGTGCTGTATAGACTGTGCTAGAAAAGAAAGATACGGATAATTATCTTTTGAAATCACAATCTTAAAGCCCGATGGCTGTAGAAAATTGGTTGTGCAATAATCTTGCATAGTATAAGTCTCTTGAAGTTTAATATTATTTATACAAAAAAAAGGGGAGCATTTCTGCTCCCCAAATTCTCGTTAGTTCTTAGAATTATGCGAGAATGTTGTCTACACGGAAGATACGGTAGTACTGGTTAGTACGTGCAGTAGCTAGACCGTCACGACCACGCATGTTGTCTACGTCTACGAATGGGTTTGATACCATGCCGTAACGAGTTTTGAACCCGATACGTGGCTGGAAGTCATTCTCACCAACCGCACGTACCATCTGTAGAGGAACGTATGGGCAGTAGAACACACCTGCATCGTAGGGGTTAGTACCTTTGTAGCCAACAGTTACGTAATCAGCAACCGCATAAGGGTCGATGTAAACACGAGTACGACCGTTCAATACACCTGCGAACGTGTTACCAGTGTCATCTACATTCAAGTTAGTGCTCAAAGCAGGAGTGTAATCAAGCATACCAGCCGCAACAAGAGCAGTCGCAACATCTGAAGAACAGATGATTACGTTACCTTTACCACGACGAGTTTCTTTAGCAATTACGTTTGCTTCACGCTCTAATTGAACGATAAGACCTTTGAACTTCTCAACTGACCAACGGCCGTCAGCATCAGTGCTAAGGTCGAAGATACCAGCAGTTTGAAGACCCGCTTGACGACAACCGATTTTAGCTTGGCTGTTGATGGTACGGATGATCTCACGGTTGATTTCAGCAAGAATTTCTGTTGACAGAATGTTAGCCAACTCAGTTTCAGCGTCAAGACCATGAATCGCTTTCAAGTCTTGTGCCAATTCTAAGGTGTATTCTGCTTTCAACGCACGGCTTTTCGCTGTGACAGTTGATTTCTCGATGGTGAATCCCATTTCATGGAAATCATTACCACCGGGAGTGCCTAATGCTTCAGCAGTTGCTGTAGACATTGGACGACCAACAGAAGGTACGTAGGTGTCACCTGAGTCAACGATAGATGAGTCAAGGCTAGTGTCAGTTGCACCAACCAAGCCTGAAGGACCACGATTATCGTGACCTGCAACCTGTGAATCACCTGAGTATGCAGTCTGTGCTTCGTTGAACAATGCTTCAGTATCAGCCGCACCTGCACCTGCATTAGCAGTTTTGTAGCGTGAACGCATTGCGAAGATAAGACCAGTAGGACCAGTCATGGGCTGAACGCCTGCCAAGTCGTATGCCATCAGGTTAGGCATTGCACGACGAACAAGAGCGATCAACACGGGGTTCCAGTTGTCAGCGGCACCGCCACCAGCAACAGTACCATCAGCGGCGGCGTTAGCGGCTACTTCGTTGATTTGACGCTGTTCTTGGAAAGCAATTTCTTGGTTTTCCAAAACTGCGGCAGTTACAGCTTTACGGTGATGATCACGGATCTCACCTGCGCTAGTTTCTTCGAGAACGGGACTCCACTTCTCGATTAATTTATCGTATGATGCTTGCATTATTGTTACTCCTTACTTAGAGGTTTTCTTAATAGCGTTAAGGTAAGCAGACATTGCAGAAGAAACAGTTACTTCTTCGTCTGCCCAATCGTCATTAGTTTCTACAACTTCTTCGTTGATTTCTTTCTTAAAGTACGATTCTTTGACCGTTTTTACTTTAGAAGAGAATACTTCTTGATCTTCGAAGTCAAGAGATTCAACCAATGACTTTAGTTTTGCAATTTCAGTTTCTGCTAGATCACGTGAATGCTCACGAATCACTGCTTCACGCTGAAACGATTCCAACATTTCTGACATTTGAATAGCAGATTCAGTTTGCTTGTTGAGTTTCTCTTCGAGTTCTTCAACTTGCTCTGCCAATTCGTCAACTAGGTCGATTTTGGATTCTGGTACCGCAATGTAAGACTCTTCAAACAAATCTTTCAATTTGCCCATAAAATCTTCTGCGATTTCAGTACGAAGACCAGACTCGATAGCGAGTTTGTTTTCTTCCATCCAGTTTTCAACTACATAGTTGAGGTAGGAATCAACCTTCTCGACTAGATCTGTACGTGTTGCTTCCAGTTCTTCATCAAGACGTGATTGATATTCATCCTCTAAACGACCAACTTCTTCAGCCAGTTTAGACTTGATTGCCGTTTCAAAAATTACAGCGGTTTTCGCCTTGAACTCATCGGACAAAGTTGCTTCGCTTTCTACTAGTGCATTGAGATCATCAGAGAAATCGTATGCAGACTCTTCCAAGTCTTCATCTTGTTCTTCTGAGATTTCAGAAACACCGAGCTGAACCAAGAGATCTTCAAGATCTTCTTTTTTCATCGAAGCCATTTTCTGATAACCTGCGTTAATCATACCTGCTTTAGTTTTTGGCAATTCTGAAGACTGTGCATTAGCTTTATCGCCCTTACGAGCGGGAGCTTTTTTAGTTGCACCTTCAGCACTCTTTGTAGCCGCTACGCTTTGACCTTCAGCGTTTTTCATGTCGTGACCTGCCGCTTCCTCGACTTGGTTGTCCTCATCGATAGGAAGATCAACACTGTCAAACTTATTTTGAGACATATGTTTAACTCCTTTTACTTTGATTTGAGCAACGAGAGGAAATTCTTGAACTCACGAACTTGCGTCTCATAGAGATGCTTTTTCGGAGCGGTTCTAATTTCAGTCTCCATTTCTTCAATTACTTGAGGCTCAATAACACCGTTGTTCCATACCCATTCTACACCTTCCATGATGCCGTTAACAAACGCACCAGGAGCAGATGGATCTTGGACAATATCAATTGTGTTAAGAAGAAAGTCATCTCGCACATACGAAACGCCATTTCTTTGCTCAAGACTACCCATACCACGAGTTGACACGCCTAGTTGAACACCACCTTCAAGAAGACCCTTAACGATCCTACCCATCGGAGTATCCAATATTTGTGCCTTTCCGATCACATCATTGCCTTCAAATTTAAGGTCAGTAATGAGATGCGAAACTTTATCGAGATTCACAGTTGGACCTTCGGGGTGATTTAACTCACCAACTGCTCGTCTCTTTGAAACCTGTTCTGTAACATATCGATTAACCGCATTTTCCATGATCTGCTTTGGATAGATGCGACCATTGCGGTTCTTCTGCTCAGCTTGTGCGAATACTCCTT